TGCAGGAGGCGTTCAACCTCCTGGCCCTGCGTCAGCAGGACCGCTATCACGGCTACGTGTTCGACCGCTTCACGGATTCGTGGCGGTTCAACGGCCGGAGCTGGCACCACGCGACGTGCTTCGACTCGTGCGGGGGGTGCAAGCCCTGAATGCCGCACTACATCGGCCAACTCCTCGAAAAGAGCGACCTGGCGTTGGCGCTGCTCGCCGTCGTGCTGCTCGCGGCCGGGGCGCTCGGCTCGGTCGTGTTGGCGATGAAGGTGCTGGCGCACCGCGCAGAGCGGAAGGAACACCAGGGCAACGGCCACGCGGCGAAATCCAGCGGGTCCACGGCCGCCTTGAAGGCGCTGGAGCGCAAGCAGCTCGAGGAGATGGAGCGCGACATCCGCGAGCTACACCGCCAGGTGTACGACCCGCAGGGCGCCTTGCGCAAGGGCGACCACGACACGCGGAACGCCTTGCAGACGATCCACGGCGAGGTGATGCGGGAGATGCGTAGCCTCGGCTCGAAGGTGGACACGCTGTCGGGTGGCGTGGGGAACCTGGCGGTCACGGTGAGCGGGCTCGACGCGACGGTGCAGGGCGTCGTCAAACGAGTGGACGACTGGGAGCGGCGGAGGCGCGAGTAGATGGCCGACAACCTGACCCTCGGCACCCCGACCGCATCCCCGCCCACGGGGACCGTCGCAGCCACGCGCGAGCGCAGCGATTCCGCGCACGTGCCCGTCGTCGTGCAGACCGCGCGGACCGCCGACGTCAAGGCGGCGGTGAGCCAGAGCGCCACCGTGGTCGAGCTGCTGGCCGCGAACGCTGACCGCGCCGGCTTCGTGATCGAGAACGACTCGGAGAGCTGGAACGCCGACCTGCTGGTGAAGTTCGGGGCCGATGCGAGCCTGACGGACTACACGCGGCGGATCAAGGGTGGCGACTGTTGGGACCGCGTGGGCGGGTACGCGGGGCAGATCACCGGGATATGGACTTCGCCCGGCGCCGGCAAGGCCCGAGTCACGGAGGAAGTACTCTGATGCGCCGCACGTTGATCGCCGCGCTGCTGCTGACCCTCGCCGCCCAGGCGCACGCGCAGACGCACCGCGAGGACGACCCCCACGTCTCGGGCCAGTACGGCAACGCCTTCTGGTGCGTCCGCCAAGACACCGCGGCCGCGCTCGCGGCCAACGGCGACTACATCCCCTGCATCGTCGGCCCGAGCGGGCACCTGTGGACCTTGGCAGTGCAGTCTGGCTCCTGGAGCGTGACGGCGAACGCGGGCACGAACCTCAACACGGCGGCACTCGCGCTCGAATCCGGGGGCAACCTGGCGGCGATCGCCGCGTCCCTGGCCGGCACCCTCACGGTGGGCACGCACGCGGTCACGCAGTCGGGGACGTGGACGGTGCAGCCGGGGAACACCGCGAACACGACGCCTTGGCTCGTGCGGCCGCACGACGGCACCGACGCGGTGAGCATCACGGCCGCGGGCCGGATGGAGGTGGACGGCTCCGGCGTGACGCAGCCGGTCAGCGGGACGGTGACGGTCACGGATGGGGCCGGGGCGCTCAACGTGATCGTGGACAGCGGGACGGTGACTGCCAACGCAGGGACGGGCACCTTCACGGTGGGGGACGGCGCCGGCGCCCTCACCGTGGACGGGACGGTCGCGGCCACGCAGTCGGGCACCTGGAGCACCCGCATCACGGACGGCACCGACACGGCGGACGTGCTCGACCTGACGAACAGCAACCCGCTCACGGTGGCGATCACCGACGGTGCGGGCTCGCAGATCACGTCGTTCGGCGGCGGGACGCAGTACACCGAGGCGGACACCGACGCGAGCATCACCGGGACGGCGATGCTGTGGGAGGACGCGGCCGACACGCTGCGCGCCGTCTCGAGCGCGAAGCCGCTCCCGGTCAACGTGGTGGCGGGCGGCGCCGGAGACGGGGCGATCCAGGACGGGGCCTCTCCCTCGATCGAGGCCACCGTGCTCGACTTCACGAACAGCAACCCGCTCGCGGTGCGCCTCACGGACACGAACGGCGACTACGTGGGCGCGGGGGCGGGGACGCAGTACGTCGAGGACGCCGCCGCCGCGGCCGACCCCACGGGGACCGCCCTGGTCATGGTGCGCGACGACGCGCTCTCGGGCCAGACCACGACGGACGGCGACAACGTGGCGGCGCGAGGGACCGACAAGGGCGAGCTGTACGTCAAGCACGTGGACGCGATCCCGGTCACGGACAACGCCGGATCCCTCACGGTGGACGGCACGGTCGCGGTTAGCTCGCTTCCCGCCCTAGTCGCCGGGACGGCCAACATCGGGGACGTGGACGTGCTGACGGTCCCGGCGCCGCTCTCGACCACGGGCGGCGGCACCGAGGCCGCGGCCCTCCGCGTGACGATCGCCAGCGACTCGACGGGCGTGCTCAGCGTGGACGACAACGGCGGCGCTCTCACGGTGGACGGCACGGTGACCGTGACCGACGGCGCGGGCGCGCTCAACACCATCGTGGATTCGGGCACGGTGACGGCCAATGCGGGGACGGGCACGTTCACGGTTGCGGGGGCGAAGAGCAACAACAACGCGGCGCCAGGGGCGACGAACGTCGGCGCCCTCGGGGCGGTGGCGACCGCGGCCGACCCGACCTACACCGAGGGGAACCTCGTTGCGGCCTCGACGGACCTGACAGGGCGGACGCGCGTGACGCAGCCGACGCGCACGGCCTCGGGCACGCTCGATTGCACGGGCGCGAACACGCTCGAGGTCACCACCGAGGACATGGGCTCCGTGTGGTTCACTGTCTCCGGCACGATGGGCGGCGGCTGCATCATCGCGCCCGAGGTGGAGCGGCCGCTGGCCGGGACGTGGCAGTGGATCAGCAGCTTCCACATGGACCCCTTCACGAATGACTTCCTGACCTCCATCACGGCCAACGGAACCTTCATCGGGACGGGCGTGGCGGGGCTCAAGAAGATCCGCTTCCGGGTGAGCACTACGGGGACGGGTACTGCGACGATCAACGTCCACTGGAATCCCGCGGTGGGCTACACCTTCTCGCAGATTTTCGGCGACCTCCCCGAGGCGTTCAACGACACGGCGACGACGAACCCCGGCGGCTGGCCGGTCTACACGGGCGGGCGGGCCTTCAGCGAGACGAGCACGCCGATCACCTGGCGCTCGCTCCCCGACGTGGTGGACGCGGACACGCGGATCGACGTGGACAGCGATGACCGCAAGGCGTTCACGACCACGCCATACGGCGAGCTGCGGACCCTCGTCTCGGACCGCCACTTCGACGGCACGATCACGACCACTGCGGACGCCGCGTGCTCTCCGGCCACGGGCTGCGTGGCGATCCCGATGGAGGGAATCAACTCCCTCTGGCTGCAGGCGGACCTGACCGCCGGGACGGGCACGCTCACGCTGGAGAAGTCGATCGACGCCACGAGCGCGACGACGGGCACGTGGACGACCGCGGTCGGCTACGACCTGCTCTTCTTCGATGGCAGCTTCGACACCAACAACATCACCGCGGACGGCTCATGGCAGATGATCCTGAGCCGGGCGGCGTGGGTCCGGGTGCGGGCGACGGCGTGCGCGTCGTGCTCGTGGACGATCGACTGGCACGGGGCGCAGGGGCCGCCCGACGTCTCGGCCGCCTACATCTTCGGGGACGCGAGCCACGACGCGGCGGACGGGGACAAGGCACCCGCGAAGATCGGCGCGCGCGCGATCTCGCTCGGGGCGAACCCCACCGGAGTCTCGACCACCGACCGGACGAACCTCTACGCCACGCGTGCCGGCGTGCTCTTCGTGCAGCCTGGACACCCGAACATCATCACGCGGGAGTGTCACGTCGCGGACGCGGATGGGGCGCAGACCGGGACGGCGTGCGTCAGCGTGAGCGCGGGGACGAAAATCGTCGTGACCGGCGTCGAGGTGGCCTGCTCCGCCGCGAACACGGTGAACGTGAACGTGCGCGTGGCGCTGGACACCGACTCGACCCTGGCGGCCTCGGCCACGACGGGGACGAGCGGGATCCTACTGCGGCATCCGGCCGTGCCGGCGGGCGGTGGTCTGTCCAAGGGCTTCGCGGGCGGCATCGTGGCGATCGGGGCGGACGACGAGGACCTCCGCTATTCGATGGACGACCCGGTGAGCGGTAGCTGCACCGTCGTGGCGAGCTACTACACGATCGAGGGATGATGCGCCGGCTACTCGCGCTCGCGCTCGTCCTGCTCGCCGCCCAGGCGTGGGCCGCGCCCCCGACGTTCGTGGCGAACGGGGCCGCGGCCGTCACCGCGAGCACGACCACCTGCACGCCGACCATGCCCGGCTCGATCTCGGCCGACGACATCCTGCTGCTGGTGGCGTGCGGCGAGGGCGACGGCTCGGGCGGCGCGCTGACGCTCACGACAGCCAACGGCTTCGCGGCGGTCTCGGGCATCACGAACCCACAGTCGGGTGATGACGGGGACGCCACCGAGGAGACGGGCGAGTGCGACTGCGCCGTGTGGTGGAAGCGCGCTGTCGGAGGCGACTCCGCCCCTGTCGTCACGGACTCGGACAACCACACCACCTGCGCGGTGCATCAGTTCCGGGGTACCAAGACGACCGGCAACCCCTGGAACGTGGCGAACAGCAACAACGAGGCCACGTCCGACACGAGCGCAAGCATCACCGGGGCGAGCACCACGGTAGCGGACACGCTCGTCGTCCTCGTCCAAGGCACGAGCAACAACGCGACCGCGACAACGAACTGCGGCGCGGTCACGAACGCGAACCTGGGCAGCATCACCGAGCGTTTCGACTCCTCGAACACCAGCGGCCTAGGCGGAGGGCACTGCATCATCACGGGCACCTGGGCCAGCACGGGCGACTACGGTGCGAGCACGCTCACGATGGGCGCGGCCACGATGAAGGCGGCATTTTCGATCGCGCTGGAGCCTCCACCTCCGGCCTCTACGGTGCTGAAGGACATGATCCGGCGGGGCGTGATCCCGTGGAAGCGGTGACCCGATGCTCTTCCCCTGGTGGTGGAGCGGGACGGGCGGGGCGGCGGTCGTCCACTACCCGGCGGGAGGCGACCGCAATGTGCCCGTCCCCGCCGAGGGACGCCAGGTCCGGGTGCGCCATGAGGCCCGCCGGCTGGACGTCCCAGGCGAGGGTCGGCGCGTGAGCGTGGGACCCGAGAACCGCCACCCCACCATCCTACCGGAGGCCCGTCACGTGAAGGTGCCGAGGAGCTGACATCCATGTCCAACGTCCTCGCCACACGCCAGAAGGACCCCGATGAGGTCAAGGACTACGGGCTCAATTGGGCTGACTGGCTCAACGAGAACACGCCGGACGACACCATCAGCACGTCCGACTGGACAGCCACGGCCGGGATCACGCTCGGAGTCAAGTCGAACGACACAACCACCACGACTCAATGGGTTAGCGGCGGAACGCACGGATCAGACTACGTGCTGGTGAACCGCATCGTGACGGCGGGGGGACGTACGGCCGAGCGCGCCCTGCTCATTCAGGTGCGCAGCGTGGGGCCTATCTGATGCCCGCCCGCACGATCTGCCACGATGCGACCTGCTCGAACCTCCAGCCCTGCCCGGATCACCCGCGCGCGCCCAACAACCACGGCGGCCGCTCCCGTCAGGAGCGCGGCCTCGGCGCCGAGTACGAACGCAACCGTAAGCGCGTCCTGGCCGAGGAGGACGCCTGCAAGCTCTGCGGAGGTCCCGGCCTGCCCGACGACGTGGCGGACCACATCCTTCCGCGGGCGCAGGGAGGCACGAGCGAGCGCGACAACCTGCAGCGCGCGCATCGCGAGTGCAACGCGCGGAAGGGAGGGGGGGCGAAAAGTTCACGGACTCGCCCAACAGGACCCGCGTCTGCCCGTCTTTTCTCTCCGTACACGATGGGGAAACCCTTACGGGATGGTGGCCGCTGATGCCTGGCCCGCCGCCGAAGCCGCCCGGCCTGCGACAGCGGAGAAACCGCACGTCCACGGCCGCGGTGCTGCCCGCGGGCGGTCCGGGCCGTCCGGCGCCGGAGCTCGCCGCGCGAGACTGTCCGTGCGAGGACGGGGCGTATTGCGCGAACACCGGCGTTCTGCCGTGGCATCCGCTGGTGCTCGCGTGGTGGGCGGACGTGTGGCGGTCGCCGATGGCTGCCGAGTACCTCGACGCGGACGTGCATGGCCTCTACATCGTGGCGGACCTGCGGGACCAGTACTGGCGCGGCAAGACGGAGCTGGCCGCGGAGATCCGGCTGCAGGAGCAGCGGTTCGGGCTGTCGTCGCTGGACCGGCGGCGGCTGCAGTGGGAGATCGAGAAGGTGACACAGGCGCAGCGCGGGCGCACGCCGGCCGCGAAGCCGCCGAAAAAGGCGGCGGGTAACCCGCTGCGCTTCCTGCGGCAGGTGAAATAGCGTGAGCGTCCTGGTCGTCCCGTCGCTCGACGAGCGGCCGTGGCCGTCGCTGGGCGAACAGGTGTGCGACTTCATCGAAGCGCACCTGACATTCGGGCCGGGCGACCTTCTCGGCCAGCCGGCGAGGGTGGACGACGAACTGCGTGGACTCATCCATCGGACCTATCAGGTGTACCCGAAGGGGCACGAGCTGGCCGGGCGGCGGCGGTTCGACCGCGTGGCGTGGTCGCTGCGCAAGGGCTCGGCCAAGACGGAGCGCGCGGCGTGGATCGCGATCTGCGAGATTCACCCGCGGGCGCCTGTGCGCACGGTGGGCTGGAGCAAGCGCGGGCAGCCGATCGGCGGGCCGGTCACGGACCCATTCATCCCGATGGTGGCCTACACGGAGGAGCAGTCCGAGGACCTCGCCTATGGGGCGATGAAGGCGATCCTCGAACAGGACGAGTGCGACATCGCGCAGGACTTCGACGTCGGCTGGGCGCGCATCATGCGGCGGGACGGCCACGGCAAGGCCGCGCCCTACGCCACGGCCCCGAGCGCGCGTGACGGTGCGCGCACGACGTTCCAGCACTTCGACGAGACGCACCATCTGACGCTGCCGCGGCTGAAGAAGGCGCACCGGGCGATGCTCGCGAACATCCCCAAGCGGTTCATCGCCGATGCGTGGTCGCTCGAAACCACGACCGCATATGCGCCAGGGGAGGACTCCGTAGCGGAGAACACTCACGAATACGCGCGCGCCGTCGCCACGGGGAAGATCAGGAATCCGAAGCTGTTCTTCTTCCACCGCCAGGCGTCGGAGACGCACGACCTCGCGACGGTGAAGGGGCTGCGCGCGGCGGCGCTTGAGGCCACGGGACCGAGCGCGTGGATGCGGAAGCAGGTGCCCGGAATCCTGCGGCAGTTCGACGACCCGACCGCGGATCGCAGCTATCTCGAGCGTGTGTGGTTCAACATGCCGAAGCGGTCGGCCGACGCGGCGTTCGACGCGGTGCGGTGGGCTTCCCTCGCGCAACCCGGCTACATGCCGGAACCCGGCGCGCTCATCACGCTCGGCTTCGACGGCTCGAAGAGCGACGACGCGACGGCGCTCATCGGGACGGAGGTCGCGTCCGGCTTCCAGTGGCCGCTCGGGATATGGGAGCGGCCCTTCGGGAAGGACGGCGAAGGCTGGTCTGTGCCCGAGGACGAGGTGGACGCGAAGGTCGCCTTCGCCTACGAGACGTTCGACGTGTGGGCCATGTACGCGGATCCGCCCTATTGGGAAACGTGGGTCAACACCTGGGCGGGCCGGTACGGCGAGGCGAGCGAGGGAAAGCGGGGCGTCGTGAAGTGGCATACGCGCTGGTGGAGGAAGATGGCCGAGGCGGTCCGGGCCTACGCCAACGCGATGAAGGACGGCGCGCTGTCGCACAGCGGGGACCAGGTGTTCGCGCAGCACATCGCGAACGCGCACCGCCGCCCGCTGGACATGCGGGACGAGGACCACAAGCCGCTCTATGTGATCCAGAAAGAGCGGCCGAAGTCGCCGCGGAAGATGGACGCGGCGGTAGCGGGCGTGCTCTCGTGGCGCGCGCGGCTCGACGCGCTGGGTGCCGGCGCTGGGCAGGAGCCGCCGGCGTGGGACGGTACGATCGTGGCGCTCGCATGAAGCGACTGGCCGCGGCTCCCCGCGTCCGGGCCGCCGTCGTGGCCGCGGCTCGCGCGGTCGGCCCGGACGGGCTGCTCGGCCTCACGTCCGGCGGCCTCGTCGCGTCTGGTGTGTGGGCGCTCTACGGCTGGCCGTGGGCGTGCCTTGCGCTCGGCGTGCCGCTCGGTGCGTTCTACCTGTGGGCGGAAGGCCGGAAGCTCGGAAAGGTGGAGGAATAGCGGAATGCTCGCGCGCGCCTACCGGGCGGACGTGACGTGGAGCCCGCTCGATGAGCGGTGGTATATGCCGGACCTCGGCATCGGGTCAGTGGACACCGGCGTGCCCGTGTCGGCCGAGACGACGCTTCGCTGCGCCGCCGTGCTCGCCGCGGTCCGGTTCAAGGCCGAGGCGGTGGCCGTCTGCACACCGCAGGCGTTCCGCCGTCTGGCCGGCAACCGTCGCGACCACGCGCCGGATCATCCGGTTCAGCAGCTCCTGCGCCATCCGAACGAGTGGCAGACCGGCTTCGAGTGGACACACCTGATGGTGGTCTGGCTCTCGACGTGGGGCAACGCCTACAACCGGATCGTGGCGACGTCGGACTCGTTCGCCGGCGAGCTGCGGCCGCTGCACCCGTCCAGGATGCGCGTCGTGGACCAGGCCGCGGACGGGAGCCTGATCTACGAACACACGCCGCTCCGGGGCCAGAAGGAGCGGCTGTCGCAGGACCAGGTGCATCACTACCGCGGGCTCTCGCTCGACGGGTTCGAGGGCGCCAAGACGTATCAGCTCATCCGCAACATCGTCTCGATCGCGCTCGCGGTCGAGAAGCACATCGGCACGTTCCTGCGGAAGGGGACGCGGCTCTCCGGTGTGCTCACCACGGAACTGCCGATGTCTCCCGACGTCCAGAAGCGGGCCGAGGACTCCTGGCAGGCGAGCTTCGGCGGGCCAGACAACACGGGGAAGGTCGCGATGATGGGCGGCGGGTTGAAGTTCATGCCCGTTACCGCCGACCACCAGAAGGCGCAGCTCATGGAGCTCAGCTACCACCAGGTGGAGCAGGCGCTGATGGCGCTGGGCGTGCCTGGCGTCGTGGTGGGCTACCAGGGCGACAAGGCGAGCACCTACGCGAGCGCGGACGCCTTTTTCGAGAAGGGCGGGGTGAAGCACTGCATCCTGCCGATCGTCACGAACATGGAGCAGCGGGACGAAAAGGCGCTGCTGCTCCGCGGCGACCCGCATTACATCAAGCGAAACCTCGACGTGCTGATGCGCGCGAATACGAAGGACCGTTTCGCGGCGCTGGTGCAGGCCACGGGCCGGCCGTTTATGACCGGCAACGAGGCCCGCGCGATCGAGGATCTGAACCCCGATCCGGATCCGACGATGGACGCCGTTCTGCTGCCGGCGAACATGACGACCGGCACCGACGATCCGTCGCAGTTCATCGACCCCAACGCGACCGGCGGTCCGGCACCGGCCGGGAAACCAAAGCCAAAGCCGGCGCCGCCCGCGGACGACGAGGAGGCGGAGGCCCGCGCGGCGCGGCTCGTGGCCTTCGCGGAGGCGGCCGCCGCGCGCGTGGTACGGCGTGAGGTCGCGGCCATCAAGGGCGGGCCAGGCCAGAAGGGGGCGGCGGTCCGCTACGCGAAGGACCCGGCCGGCTGGAAGGCGTGGGCCACCGACTTCTACGACAAGCACGCGGGCTACGTGGCCGAGGCGCTGCCCGGCATGGACGAGGCCCGCGCGCGAGACTACTGCGCGCGGCAGCTCGCGGCCGTGCTGGCCGGGGGTGTGGCCGCGGTCGAGACGTTCGAGGAGATCATCGCGCCGCAGCTCGCGGCGCTGGCGCTGGAGGACTGATGGCGATTCGACTCGTGATCGAGGTCAACGACCAGGGCGCGCTCAGCGTCAACGGTCCGATCCACGACAAGGTGCTCTGCTACGGCCTGCTGGAGGGCGCGAAGGACGCGATCCGTCAGCACCAGGCGACGCAGGAGACGCGCCGCATCATCCCGGCCGGCATCCTGCCGGTGCCGATGCGGAACGGAGGGTAACGTGGCGATCCCGCATATCCTGTCCCACGTCGTCGAGCAGCCGTGGGCGCTGCGTCCCGTGACGCTCGCACTCATGCGGGCGATCCTGGTGCGGAAGCACTTCGGCGCGAAGCTCGCGCCCGACGAGATCGCCGCCGCGATCGAGCCGCGGACCGTCCGCGCTGCGGAGCGGTTCTACGACCCGGAGACGGACGAGTTCTACGCTCCGCGCTGGGACTCCGAGGGCGACTTCATCGGCTACCGCTCCGAGACGAGCGGCCAGGCGATGCGGCCGAAGGCGACGGTCGTCACGATCCTCGGCGTGCTGGGGCTGATCTCCCAGCGGGCCGCGCAGGTGGACGACATCTCCGGGCCTGGCGGGACGTCGATCGAGCGCCTGACCGCGCGCTTCCGGGCCGCGCTGGCCGACCAGAGCGTGAAGGCCATCGTGCTCGACGTGGACTCGCCCGGCGGGGGTGTCTACGGCGTCGAGGAGCTGGCCGACGAGATCCGGGCGGCGCGAGGCCAGAAGCCGGTCGTCGCCGTGTCGAACAGCCTGGCGGCCTCGGCCGCCTACTGGCTCGCGACCGCGGCGGACGAGGTAATCGTCACACCGTCCGGCGAAGTCGGCTCAGTTGGCGTATATGCGGCACACGAGGACCTTTCCGGGATGCTCGAGCGGGAGGGCGTGAAGGTGACGCTCGTCCACGCCGGGAAGTTCAAGGTCGAGGGCAACCCGTTCGAGCCGCTCTCCGACGAGGCGCGCGGCGCGATCCAGGCCCGCGTGGACGACTACTACAGCGCCTTCACGCGCGCCGTCGCCAAGAGTCGCGGGGTCGCGCCGGAGGCGGTGCGGAAGGGCTTCGGCCAGGGCCGCGTGGTCGGGGCGAAGGACGCGATCGCGCAGGGCATGGCCGACCGGGAGGACACCCTAGACAACACGGTGCGGC